TATTGAATGATTGCATAAATGATATATCTTTAGGTACACCTTGAGCAACCAACCTAGCAAAGGCTTCCTCGGCATTAGTTGTTTTTGTTTTATCTGAATTAGCCCATATATATGTTTTAGTAAAGCTATAAATGTTTTGATGGGGTTCATTTGGTATACTCTTGGTGTTGTTTGTGTTAAACATACCATAAATAGTACGAATATATGGTGTTCTTCCAACTTTACCTTTCTTGATTACTTGAGACAGTACACCATTTTTACAAGCTACCCAATCATTTACTTTTGCATCTAACAAAGGTTTGATAGTAGCATGAGGGTTTACTAATCTTAAATCAATATCATCTTTATAAGCATAGTGTATTATGCCTTTTATCTTCCTATAAAATACAGGTACAACATTTTTACTCATTTAACCTTTTATATGATTACCCCATACATAACATTCACCTTTTTGAATCTCTATAACCTCTACTTGAAAGTTATTATTAGAGAACCAATTGACAATTCCAAATGCATGATTCCAATTATGAAGCCTACCTCTTAACCATTTGTTTTTTTCTGGTGTCATATCCTTTAAACAACCTACACTCCATGCTCCTATTGTACCAGAATCTAATTTTGTTAAAGAATGTCTTTGCACATCATGTGTATGACCATAAACAATATTAGAACCATAGGCTTCTAAATGTTTTTTAGCATGGTAAGTTGTAGCATATGCACCGTGAATAAAATTAACTTTGCCTATTTTAAGAGGTTTATTATAATTATGGTATACATACCCTCGCTTCTTTAAAGAAAGTGCTTTTTCAAAGCCAAAGTGTTCCATATATGGGTATTTCTCAACAAACCTGTTAGTCCAATCATCATGATTCCCTTCTAACATATGTTTTTCTGTACAATTTACTTTATCCAATGCATTATCAAACAAATCCATACCTTCATTAACATCTTCTATGTCTTGTTCTATGATAGGGGTTTGATATTCTAGTGGTGGGCACTTCTTTCCCTTCCATTTCCATGCAGAAACACTTTCCCACTCACCAACATCACCAATATTTATAAATATATCTGGCTTTATTACTTCTATTGCTTGTAAAGCACAACTAATTGCAGCTTTATCATGCAAAGGGAAGTGCTGGTCAGATGCTATAAATCCAATTTTATGCTTTCGCTTCATGAGTAGGAACTATTGAGTCTACTAACTCTGGCACTTCTATGTCTCTTACCATATCTAGTAGTATAGTTAAAGATTCTTGTGAATTGTTTGTACGAAAATCTTTTTCTAATTGTTTTAATGTTAAAATATATTCATCTAACATTAAATTATCTTGATGTTCCATTATACATCACTTTCTTTTTCTTTAGAAACTTTTTGTGGCAATTGATTTTTTATTTTTTCTAGTAAAAATGCCTTATATGTTTCCATTTTTTCTAATTCATAGGCAAATTTACTATATTCTTGCTCTATTTTGGTCAATTTACTTAATGTCGACTTACAATCAGAACTTAATGTATCATATTCATAAGACACATTGTTAAAAGTTACCATTGTTTTATTGTCTTTTTGTGTTTTAGCCATTATAACCTTTATGTTTATTGTAAAATGTATAGAATTATTCTATAATATAATTTTTTTAGAACTAAAAAGCAAATTTTTTTTACTTGTATATATATAATATAGTATATATAGTATAAAGAATATATTCTTCTTATTATAAATTTAATTTAATATAATATAATAGCAAGGTTTTAGGCTTTAGGTAAAGGTTCAAACCTTTCTTGACCTTTTAAGACCTTTCTCAACCTTTCTTAACCTTTCTATACCTTTTCTGGAAAATTTTTAAAAAAAATATTTAGGATTATGTTTTTTTGTTTTTCTTCCACGACCGTGCACGCCCTAGTTTGAAATTGAGATTTGCATTCTGGGTTCAAAATCTGAGATTGAAACCCCGTTTAAACGCCATGTTTAAACAGTCTCAACCAGTTATTAACAAGTTATCCACAATTTAAAAAGTTATCAACAATTATGAATGAATAGGAATCACCCCAACCTTATATATAAAACCTAAAAAAGAATAACAATAATCTAACATTCGGTTAAAAATAGTTGCACTTTTTGCACGGATTACTCTCGGTGAAAAAAAATAATTTCAGTTAATTTCACATAATTAAAAAAAAATTAAAAAAGTACTTGACAGGAATATATATTATATATTAATATTAGGGCAACAAACAAAAGGCAAATAAATAAAATGCAAACAAAACAACCAGAAAATAAAAGAATGTTTATAGCAAAATATCTTGGTGCAACCAACACAAAGGGCACAAGGTTTAAAATAATAGACACAAGGAATAGAGGAAAATCCTTTATTTATAGTTGGGACTATGAAAAAAACGGACTTACAGACCAAGCGTTGGAAGTGTTTAAGCAATGTAATATAAAGATTGAAGGCTATTCCGAACCGTGGAATTGGGACGATTCCAACTACTTTTTTACATCTGATTTTAAAACTATGTTGACCAAGAAAGGGGGGAAATAATGGAATTTATTTATCAAATAATTAGTAATAATTTTTTATGGTATATATTTTGCTTCTGTTCATTTTGTGCAATATATACAATATTTTCAATGGCATTTAATAAAAGATAATTTGGAATTTTGGGGGGTTCGATTCCCCCTTTATCTTCAGGGTTTAAACATAGTGTTTAAACATACTAAAAACAAACAAAAGGGAATAAATAAAATGCAAACAAAAGAAATAACTTTCTCAGTATATGTTAACAGAAAATTAAACATCAGCATAAAACAACTTGAAGATTTATGCTATCCTACTACTTCAACTTGGATTAAAAATATTGAAATTTTAGATGATATTAAATATCTTGGTTTAAATAGCGTTGTTTATATTGAAAATGATGATTATTCGGCTGGTGAAGACAACAGAATAACATTATTAAACATATTGGAAGCAATTCAAAAAATATCATCAGGTCAAGCAAATGTAAGAAAGGATTTAGAATATAGAATTTTCACTTCTTATTTTAATAAATCTAAAAATACTTTAGATGCTGAAACTAATGATGTTATTTTACAAGTTGCATCATTTGGTGAAGTAAGATACGGCTAAATAAAACAAGTATATATGGTACTATGGAGGGTTCGATTCCCTCCTATACTTCCAACAAATAAAGGAAAATAAATAAAATGAAAAAACAAATGGAATGGGAACACATCAAAGAAATATGTTTAAAACATGAAATCGATTATGAAAATCTAAGAAAACAACTTTTTTGGGTTGATGGTTGTAATGGTAAAAAGTTTGAACATGATTTATCGAAATTAAAATGGTGCATTAAAAAGAGAAATCAATATAATTTTGACCTTTCTTATCATGTTATTGAATCACTAATTTTAAACTTATTTAAAAAATAACTTGACTTTATATATATTTTATATATAAACTATAATAACAAACAAAGGGAGTAAATACAATGTTTACATTTAATGGAAGAATAAAAAGAAAAAATATAGTAACTAGTAAATTAACTCGGGAGGATTGGCTCAATAAATCAGCCTTCTTTATCAACAGAGATATTTTCAGCAAGAAGGGATATGATTTAGACCTAAAAAATATCAAAATATCAGTTGGTAATACTCAAAGAAGTACAGGTGCAAAACATACCGTTTTAGGCGTATGTTATAGCAAAAGAGTTTCAACAGGTAATTTTAATGAAATTGTTCTTTCATGGGCTGTTGATGATAGCAAGGAAGCATTAGGGACGCTTGTTCATGAATTAGTTCATGCATATGACAATAATAAAAATGGTCATAATCAAGTGTTTAAAAAAATTGCTGAATCTGTTGGATTAACTGGACAGATGAGGTCTACAACAGAAACAAAAGAACTAAAAGATTATTTTGATAATATCATAAAATCAATAGGAAGATTTCCTCACAAGGAAGTTTTACCAACAACAGCAAAACAAACTACTAGAATGTTGAAAATGGTTTGTAAGTGTGGTGATGCTTGCACCAACTCAAAAGGAAACCCATTGACAATAAGACAATCTTTCACAAGTGCTGTTGAAAATCCTATTGTCTGTCATTCTTGTATGATATTACAAGGGTCTTATAATCCTAAATTTATCTTACAGGCTGATGATGAAGTAATGCAAATGGCAATAGAACAAAAAAGAAAGGAATTAAAAAACTAGGAATACTTGGAGCGTTGAGGGGGTTCAATTCCCCCTTATTCCTCAATGTTTAAACATAGTGTTTAAACAGA